ACTATACAACAGCAGAAAGCCAGCAATCAGGAACACCACTTGATGAGCTCTGTTGGAATGTATTCAACACAACTGACGGGAAAAAACTTTTAGAAATTATCAAAGAAAAATTTTTAATCGCTCCAACGCCCGGTCCAGTTGATGAGAAATACCCTCACATGTGTGTATTCTACGAAGGTTATCGTGAAGCTTTAAGACAGATTCTTGGTAGCGTGCAAAGCTATCAATCGAGAAAAGATCACGAGGCTAAACAGGCAGGTGTTTGATGAGCTTTGATACTATCTCTGCAACAGTTGAAGATATGGCGGCACAAGATGCCGCTTTATCAAATACTCCAGAACCATCTTGGTGGCTTGATGACAATACTCCCGGTGTCGGTGAACGCCCTGACTGGTTGCCAAGCCAGTTTAAAAAAGCGTCTGATGTAGCTAAGTCTTATGCTGAATTACAAAAACGTTTTGGTGAAGCGCCTAATGAATATTCATGGGAGGCCGGCAAAGGATGGATTGAGCCCGACTATGAGCCATTCCAAGAATTAGCGCAATTTGCTAAATCTAAAAGAGTACCACAAGATGTAATGGATAAAATGCTAAGCACCGTAGGAAAGTACCTTGATGAATTTGGTATAGACTACGAGGCTGAAAAAGCTGCTCTTGGTGAAAACGCTGACCAGAGACTGGATGTATTGAACAACTGGGCTAAAAGCAACTTATCGGAATCAGCATTCCAAGCACTTACAAGCAACTTAAGAACTGCTGATGCTGTATTAGCACTAGAAGAATTGAGGTCAAAAATGTTAGGACAAAATACAATGATACCCGGCAATGAGCAGGCTCAATCTGATGGAATTTATAATCTTGAAGATTTACAAGCAGAGCTAACCAATAATATTGGTCGTTACAAAACAGATGCTCGATACAGAAAAGAAATTACCGAAAAGATTGAAAGATTGCAAAATAACAAATAAATCTTTATTATAAATACAAGTGTCCAGTTTTCTGGTAAGTTGGATAACTTGTATTTAACCCGGCCCGAAAGGATAACCAGAACAAAATTACAAGCCCAATTTAAAACGAGTTGTTTTCTTTAACTTTTTTTAAGGGGCATAAAATGTCTATATCTTTAACTAATGTGCAACAGATTGAGTTCGATGCACTTGTAAAAGCAGAATACCGTTCGCAAGGTTTCTTACTCCGTGATTCAGTACGTATGAAATATGACGTAATTGGTGCGCAAGTAGAATTCCGTAAAGTAAACCAAGTTATCTCTGTACCAACCGCTTATTTAGCTGCTGTTACCATTCAAGATCCTGGTTACAACAAAGCATTATGTACTTTACAAAAATACACCACGCCAACCGCAGTAGACGAAGTACAAGAGCTAACCGTAAACTTTGACGCTAAAATGGAAAACGCCATGTTAGTTGCTCAAGCTATGGGCAGACGTTCTGACCAAATCACAATCGATGCAGTTACCGCTGACGTTGGCGATACCATTCCTGATGGCGGAACTAACTTCAACTACGAAAAATTCACACAATGTTTGGAGTTTTTTGACAACAACGCTGTTCCTTTAGCAGAGCGTTTTGTTGCAATGTCTGCTAACAACTTCAAATCATTGATGCAAGATGATCAATTCGTTTCTACGTTCTATACCAAGAATGACGTAATTGACCGTGCACGCATTCGTGAATACTTAGGATTCAACGTAGTCGTTATTCCTCAGATGACAGAAGGTGGCTTGCAAAAAGTTGGTAACATCCGTACCGCATTAGCATGGCACAAAATGTCTACTGGTATGGGTATCGGCATGAACTTCCGTACCGAAATCAACTACATTCCACAGAATACCTCTTACTTAGTAAACGGTGTATTCTCTGCTGGCGCTGTAGTAATTGATAACCGCGGTACGTTAGCAATTGAATGTGACGAAACAGCCTAATAAGGGGAATTAACATGGCTTTTAATGATTCAAGATTTACTCGCCAAACATTGGCGTTTAACAGTGGACAAGTCGTATTAGATGGACCAACAGATACTAACGGACCAGCAATTTTCAGTTATGCATCAAGTGACAATATTGCAACAGTCACAGCAGCAAATTATTTTGCACCAGCAGTTTATGACTTAGCAATTGGTGATGTATTAATAATTGAAGCCAGCGATAGTAACGGCATGTATGTCGTTGATGCTGTTAACCGTACAGCCGGTACAATTACTATCGTTAGTTTTGGACCAGTTGGCACAGTTGGAACAGCTAATCTACAAAACGGCGCAGTAACTGCTATTAAACTTGCTAGTGATGCTGTTGAAACTGCTAAAATCTTAAATGCTAACGTAACCTTAGCAAAATTGGCCTCCGGTATTGCCCCAAGCCATGTTGTTAAGTACGCAGCACAAGTAACAACTGTGGGCGGTAGTGCTACAGAAGCGTTTACCGTAACCGGTGTTGCAGCAACTGACTTAGTATTTGTACAAGTTAAAAATGATGGTACAAACAATCGTACAGTATTATCAGCAGCAGCTACACTAAATACCATTACTGTAATCTTCTCTGGAGACCCAGGTGCAGATTTAGTATTGTATTATCAAGTTCTAAGAGCTGCTAGTTAATTAAGGAGAACGGGCCATGATTACAAAGACCTCCATTATTTCTAATGCGGTCACACAATTGGGTCATGCGCCCGTTGTCTCGCTGATAGACCAAGATGAACTTGTTGTCGCTGCTGAACAAGCTTTTGATATGCTATTACCTAGCAAATTAGCAGAAGGGAACTGGAGATTTGCAACAAAGATTGAACAATTGTCTCAATTAGTTGAGGTCGTTCCACCACCCTATAGAACTGTATTTCAGTTACCAAGTGGATGGCTAAAAGTATTAAAAGTCTATCCAAATACTTATGACTGGAATATTTTTAATAACGATAGAATATATACTTACTTTGAAGGCCCATGGTTTATGGAGTATATCTATCAACCAGACGTTTCACGATTACCAGCGCATTTTGTTAACTACTTTGTTTATGAAATTGCAGCTTACTTGTGTTTAAGTAATGCTGAAAAAACGGATTACTATCAAGCAATTAAAGCTGAGGCCATTAGACAGCAAGGCATGGCATTGGCAGTAGATTGTCAAAATCATCCTCAATTCACACAGGTCGATTTTCCTGTATTGGGCAACCGTTATATTGGCGGTGTTTATCCAAACTCTATTAACTAAGGATAGCTATGCCAGAAGTTACATGGTCCCAAGATGAATTTAGCGTAGGTGAATTAAGTCCTTTGATGTATGGTCGTATTACGGTTGACAAATATTATAAAGGCGTTAAGAAAGCGCGCAACACAATTACCTACCCCCAAGGTGGGATTGGTAAAAGATTTGGCACTATTTATAGAAACGAGATAACAGGAGTTACAGACTGGAGAGATATTTTCTTTGAAACCTTTCCGTATCTTAACGAATGCGTGTACTTGCTTGCCATTGTTTCCGGTGCAATTAAAATCTATCTAGAGAATGTTTTAGTTGCAACAGTATCAAGTACACTACTAACAAGTGACGTTGTTCGAAATGCAGACTGGACAGTTATTGATAATCTGTTTCGATTAACTGCTGCTACAATAAGGCCACAAGACATAGTTCGTAGCTCAACTAACACAACAATTAATACTGGTGCTGGTATTGTCAGCAATCAATTCACATTAACTGCCGCAACAACTGCTAATATTATTTTCCCAGTAAGGTTTTTTAATCCAACGCCCGCTGATTACCCATCAACAACACCACAAATAAAAGCAGGAATTACTTACTTTGCTAGAAGCAATAACACTGGGGCCTTGATAAAGGTTTATGCCACAGCCAGTGATGCAGCAAATGATATTAATGCTTTTACTTTGAATAACGTAGGTGCTGGTACAACCACAGTATTTATTTACAATACATGGACATTAACACCGGTCACTTTTGAAAATTTACCGCAATATGACTTTGGTGATGTGGATTATTCATCTTTTACATTTACATTAGGAAGCGGAACTGTTGGCGCATCTACAACGTTAACAAGTTCATCTCCAATATTTTCAACAGCTTATGTCGGCGGAAGTTTTACTGATGGCTTTGGTGTTGCAACAATTACGGCATATACATCAACAACACAAGTTTCAGTTAATATTGTTGTTTCATTTCCGGCGATAACAAACTTATTGGGAAAACTTTGTTTAGTCCGCGAACCAGCTTGGAGTGATACTAGAGGCTGGCCGCAGAAATGTTCAAGCTTTCAGAATAGGGCTATCTTTGCTCATACGGACTCTTTGGTTAATGGGTTATGGTTATCAGTAATCAATGATTACAATGACTTTAACGAGCTTGAAACAGACGATGATTACGCAATTGCATACTATCCATCATCTGATACAGTAAACGTTATTAAGTACATTGTTCCATATCGAAGTCTAACTATTCATACGAACACTGGAATTTATAGTACGCCATTATCATTTGAAAGCGCTTTAACACCAAAAAACTTTAGTTTACAGCTACAAGAATCAAACCCAGCAACAGCAATCCAACCACAAGGGATTGACAATCAAATTGTTATTGTCACGGGTAACGATGTCCATACAATGCTCTGGGATGGAATTAACAATGCTTACGCCTCCAATATTATTAGCGTTACATCAGAACATTTAATTCGAAATCCGCATGATGAAATTGCTTATATTAATTTCACACAAGCTGGTAGCCGTTATATATTTCTAATTAACGATGATGGCACATTGGTGATATACCAGACCCTCATAGCTGAAAATGTTAGTGGCTTCACATTTGCTGATACTCAAACAACAATAGTTGATGGTGCTTATGTCAGAAATGGTTATTTTAGATGGGGTGCTAGTAGTCCAGACGGCAGGGCATGGTTTGTTGTTGAACGACAAATTGCAAATGAGTTAGTGCCGCCATTCACTTATAGTACAAAGTACTTTATTGAAGAGCTTAGTTTCAATGTCTTCACCGATTGTAGTTATGTTTATAGTGGGCCACCTACAAGTACAATTAGCGGTCTTCCCAGATTTAATGGTCAAACCGTTTCAATGGTCGGTGACGGCTATGGTTTTACTGACGATGTAGAAAACTCAACAGTAGAATTTATTGCGCATGGACAACTTATTGATGTCACAGAGGCAAAAATCGGACTGCCTGTTGAAATGCAAATTGAATTAATGCCTAACAATCCTCCAACTGGCGGAAGCGCAAAAGCTGGCAGCCTTGTATTTCCGCAGCACATACGAAATGTGACCTTTATGTTCAACAATACTATTGGTGGCTTCGTTGATGGCCAACCGATTGCATTGAAATCTTTAGACCAATTTAATCCTTTGGCTGGGCCATTATCTTTAGTCGGACCACCTGTTCCGGCCACTGGATTATTTAAAAAATCTTTAATGAAAGGGTGGAATGAATTCTTACGTGACCCGATAACAATTACTAGCAGTGACCCATTCGATATTCGGTTGATTGGCGTTTATTATAAGATTGAGGAGTAAAAATGGATCCATTAACTGGAATTTTATTAGGTATGCAAGCTGCCGGCATGGTAATGGATTACACCTCAACCAGAAGACAGCAAGGATTAGTCCAAGCAGGCCGTGATATTGAACAAGCACAATACGAAGCTAATCTTGAAGCCTTAAGAGCACAATATGCTCAAGACTCATTACAGTCTATGCGACAACTACGACAAAACATTGGTACTCAAATTGCTGTACAAGCAGCTAGAGGAACAAGTTCTGCTGCTGGAACTGCTGTTGCCTTGAGAGGCGCATCAATGCAAGCTTACTCTGCTGATGAGCAAGTAAGACGAATGAATCAATTGGCTAAAGAAGCTGACCTTAGAGCTGGCAATGCATTGTCTGGATTGCATGCTTTATCAAGCCAAACTCAACTTGGCCAAGCAATGCAGCAAAGATTTTTAAACCTAATACCTTTATCAAGTCTTGCCGGTGGATTAACTAAAAAATCTGGTAAAACATCCTTTGGCATGACGGAGATTGCATAATGGCCCAAGAAATTCAAACGCTACAACCTCAAGAACGCTTATCATTAACTACGCAGCCACAAAATTTTGTTGGTGTTATGACTCAATTAGCTAGCACACCAACTATACTTGGAACTATAGGCGCTAACATGGCCTCTGGTGCATCACAAACTTTTCAAAAGCTGCGTGGAATTGAGGCTGGAAAAACTCCAAGCGGCGACATATTACCCCCAATAACTGAAGCAGACAAAGCATTTGTAGATGGATATAGCGCACAAGCTCAGCAAACTTTGTCCTTGCAAGCTCAGCAATTGTTAAATCAAGGTCAACTTGAGCTAAATAAAAACTATAAATTATCTAATGGTCAAATACAAGCTTATAACCAAAACATGCAACAGGGTTTGCAGCAAATTATAGATCAAGCGCCTTCAACAATTAGAATGGATCTTGCGGGACAATTTAGTGGTCAACTCCAAAGAGATGTATTTAATTTAAATAATAGATTAATATCACAGCAAAAAACACAAGCAAAAGAAAACGCTTCTGTTTACCAAAGTCGACAATTAACAGCAATGTCTGATACAGCTCTTTCTGGAGGCGCGAATGCATCAGCACAAACTAAACAGATTTTAGATAAAACTATAAAAAATATTAATGGTAATGAAGCGAGCGGATTAATTAGTCCAGTTGAAGCTGAATCTCAGCGTGAAGCGGCAAAACAAACTTATATAAATAGCCTATTAAGTGCCGATGCTGCTAGCGCTAAACAAAATAAAAATACTGCGCAATTTTTAAATAGCTTAGTCCAGACACCAGAAGAATATCAAGGAATAAAAGTTACGCCAACGCAATGGGAGTCGGCTAGACGGCAAGCTTTAGGTTATATTCAAAACTTAGATCAATTTACAAATAGAAATCAAAATTTAATTTTGTCTGACGCTCTAGTCAAACAACAAGAAACCGGCCTAACTACAAGCGATATAGCTTCTTTAAAAGAACAATTGGATCCTGAACGATTTAATACATTCTATACCAGTTATCTTAAATCAGAAAACTCTAGAATTAGTAAAATCGAGCAAGCGCAATTTGGCGCGGCCAATTATCATAATCCTGCAATTATGTCTTCTTTATCTAGCCAGCAACGCAATGCTGCTTTTGATATGCAGGCTAATGATATTTATATAACTGCACAAGACAATGGAAATCCAATTTCAATACAAGAGGCAAGATATAAAGCAGCAATTTCAAGCCCAGTTCCTATTCCAAAATATATCAATAGTTTATCCGCAGAACTTAATTCCCCAGATACTGGCATTGCAATACAAGCATCGGCAACAGTATCAAGATTTTTCGACACAAATAATGGTAATTTGCTAGGCGATACCTTTAAACAAAATTCCCAAGCAAGCATGATGGTTCATGCAATTAGCCAATATAAATTAGCGGGTAGGGGTGATGCTGAAGCAGTTGAATTAGCGCGCATGACTTTCAATCAGCCCAAAGAAAAAATGGAAGCTAACCAAGCTATAGCAACAGAGTGGTCAAGAAAAGTTAACACTCCGGCATTAACAACTTCGTGGGCGTCTCAATTTATCAACAATGATGGGGGAGCCGTAATTCCAAATCAGTCAGTTTTGTATAATCAAATGAAGCAAGTATACAAAGACTATCTAGTTGCTTTTAATGGAGACCAAAACCTTGCTAACACATATTTAGAGCAAGGCATGAAACAAGCTTATGGCGTAACAAAAATCAATGGCCGCGAAGAATATGTTTATATGCCACTAGAACAAGTTGCGGGCCTAGATAAGTATGCTACACCTTTAGTTATGGATGACATATATGAGCAAGTATCTAAGCAATTTGAAAATTTAAAATCAATACATGATAAGCCAAATAGTAATTTAGATTTTTATTACGAATTAAAACCAAGAGTTACATATCAGCAATATGCTGAATCAAAAATATTATTAAATGAACAAGACAAGCCTTATCAACCAAAAGCCAAAACACCACAAGAAATTACTAAAGAATTAGATGAGCGATCATTAAAGTTTCAAGAGGCAAAAAAAAATATAGCTCAATTTGAAGCTGGAAACCCGATTGAGTTTGAACAAGTATTTGATAATGGTCAAAGATACACAAGGTTTGTTGAAATAACCGCAAGTCCATTTACATCTATATCAACTGGCGAGAATCCTGTGATTGGCGGCTATGGTGTACAAATGAGGGATGAAAATGGAGTTCCCGTGCAACTTTATGGGATTTTTGATAAAAATTACTCCTACCCAGCCTATGTTCCTAATATATCTAATATTAAACAAAAATACGCGAGCGTGGCTAACATCCCAGGACAACCCTTAGAAAGCTTTGAACAAATGGTTAAAAGAGTTACAACTAGTGAAAGAAGACCAGGACAATTAGAAAAAGCTTTTGTAGCTTCCCCAATTCGATAAGGAATGGTATGAAAAATCTAGATGAGCGTTATAGTAAAGCATTGACGGAAATGTATAACAACGAAAACAATTTTGTTGGACCTAATGATTTTCCATACGATTTATCAAATATTAATGCAGGAATCCAATATGGAAACCAACCAAAATTTAAAACATTAGAAGAAGAAGCGCCTGGATTTGTTGAAACTACGGCTAGAGCTTTTTGGAAGGTAAATCCTATAGCAAATTTCGGAAAATTTATCGCAAATACAGGAATGGACCTATACCATTTAAGCGATCCAGTTCCAGAAGGTTGGAATACAAATGACCCTGAAATCTATAAGCCCTATCCAAAAAAATATTGGCCAAGATTAAGAGATGCTGCAAGCCCCCTAGATTTACAAAGAAGAAAAGAGCAAGTCGAAGATGAAATCTATTATGACAAAAGATTAGAAGATGGTAGTTTCGTTGCCAACTTTATTGGCGGAGCCGCAGGATTATCAGCAACACCATTTTTATCAAACGTGTTTCTTCCAACATTAAGCTCAATTAGATATGGGAAAGTTGGTCAGGATATACTTCAAAATGTAATTCAAGCTACTCCAAAAATTGCGTACAGCTCATTGGCAACAGAAGGTTTAATACAAGCCAGCGAAATGGGTGGTAACTTGCAAGATGCTATGGTCGATACATTTCGTGACGTTGTATATGGCGATGCATTAGTTGGAGCGGGTAGCGTTGTTAGCTCCATGTTTAACAGCATGAAAGTTTGGAATTCTAGAAAAACATTAAATATGTCATTTGATGGTTCTACAATAGAGCAAGTTGTTGACGAGGAAGGCAGGTTAACTGGGCATAAATTTGTTCCCGGGGAAAGAATAGCTGGAAATGCCCAGAAAGTTCAAGAAGGCACTGAGGCGGCTCAAAATATGATGGCAATGTCTGGCGCTTTTGCTGTGCGAGGTTTAGGAAAAGGTCTTGCATGGCTAGGGGGGCATCCATTAGTTGGAAGCCCTTTAGTTAGAGGATTGACTTCGCCATTCAAAGCTGTACGCGATTTTACAAATACAATAGCTAAAAGCTCAATTAGAACCACTGATGTGATAGAAGGTATTGCTAGGCCAGATAGCGCCGAGGACATTAAAAGTTTTTATCAAGCCATGGGTACGTATTTTAGTTCAGTTTACAAAGACCATTACTATGCTGAAAATGGATTAACTAGCTCAATACAGACAGTTAACGCTGTAAAAAATTTAACACAAACTTTTACTGAAGGAAAAAATATTTCATGGGAAGAATTCGGACAGCGCACAAGACAAGTAATCATTGAGGGCGGAACTGATGCAAGCCCAAACATTAATAATGCCGCAAAAGACCTTATGGATACTTTAGAACGTTTTAACCGTGACTATGCGGATGCACATGGTACACATTTATTTGAATCACCAAAAAATGCAGTTAATTATATATTTCAAAATTGGAATTTAGATAAGTTGCGAACTGACCCAGAGGGCTTTGTAAATATAGCTGTTGATGGCTTAAGAGAAAGAGCCAGGCAAATTACTGAATTAAAAAAGCCTGTCGATTTTGCACAAAGTGAAGTAGATAGACTGACAAAACAATTAGAATCTCCAGGATTTGAGACTGAAACAAGAGCACTTGTTAATGAAAGAAAACAAGCCGTTGAAAGATTAAATAGAGCAAAAGAAGAATTAGAAAATAAACTTAGGGACAATGAAGATTTTCATTATTTACTAGAAGATAGAATCATTCTTAACACTGAAGAAAAAGTAAAGCTGAAAGAATTATTTACAGATGTTAACCAGGCAAAATATGAAAGAATAAAAGCCGAAAAAGATTTGGAAAAACTTAATAAACAATTAAGTGATGAGCAATCAAGAATTAAAAGAGGCATTGACTCGCTTGAGCGTGAAAAGTCTCAGATGGCAATTAAAGAATATAAAAAACTAATTGAAAATAAAAATAAAGAAATTGAAACATTAAAAGATAAAGTTGAGCTTGAGCAATCAAAAATTGAATCAATGGCCAGAACTGGCAAGATCAATCAAAGATTATTTACTTTACGCGACGGAAAGGTTGAATTTAGAGATCCAAATGCCAGTCCAAAATTTGCTAAAATACATGCTAGCGAAAATGAAATGCGCGAAGAAGCTAACGCCTGGATTCAATCAATATTAGGAAATACACCAGAGCGTTTAATTGATAATGTCATTGGCCACAATACCCCAGGCTATTCTGAAAACCCAAATCCTATTAGAGCAAGAACAATACTTTTGCCACAAAAACTATTTAATCAAGTAAATGGCTATTTAGATAACGATTTAAGCAAAGCTTTAAATGCATATGCAAGTTCTATGGGTAGAAGAATTGGAATGAAAAAAGCGTTTGGAGAGCTTTATGGCCCGGGAGGATTAGAAGATTTATTACGCAATTTTCAATCTGAATATAACACAGCAAGAGCAGAAATATTAAAAAAACCTTCAGGAAAAGAAAGAGCAAAAGAACTCAATAAATTAGATAAGCGATTCCAAAAAGACCAACAACTAATGCGTGATATGTATGAAGTTTATCATGGGCGCTATAGAAAGTTCGGAACTGACGGAGGCGATGCGATTGGAGTTATCAGAAATCTTGTCTATGCAGCAAAAATGGGTGCAGTGCCAATTTCTCAGTTAACTGACTTAACGGCAATAACACTTCGCTCTAGTATACTTCCTTGGATGGTACGAGGCGTTATACCTCATTTAAGAACTCTTAATGGAAAGTTAAAGGGGCCGGAAGGTGAGAAGATTAAAAATGCTGCTGCAAAGCATTTTCTTGGATTAAATCATATCAATGACAATATGATGTCAAAATATTTTGGCAGTAATGCGATGTCTTATCAAAACGGTAATGGCAACTTAGCAAAGCTTACACAAGACGTAGCCCATTTATCATCAAACTTTTATGGCATAAACGCAATTGAAAATTTAAATGAATCAGTTGCAGCTAGCGCAATACAAAGCGATATTATGAGTGCTGTTTTTGCGCACTTAGATGGAACAATTACAAAAGACCAACAAGTTCAAATGGCAAGCCTTGGAATACAGCTTGAAGATTGGGCAAAAATATTTGCTGATAACTACCGAAAAGCAGGAGGTTATAGTCAATTCAAGGGTAAAGCGCATCAATCTAATTGGTGGGATTGGGAGGATGCTAGCGCGGTTAATAGAATGGCAATGTCTGTTAGGCGAGGCGTTGAAGAAGTAATTGTCAAAAGAACCGCTTTCACTAGCCCCCTATGGTCTAATGACCCAATAGCCGGTACGCTATTTATGTTCCATGGCTGGGCTTATGGCGCAACAGCACGATACCTTATCCCTTTACTACAAAGACCAGACGCGCAATATTTCACAGGTATAATGATGATGACAATGCTTGCTATTTGGCAAGACCCTCTTAGAAGATTGGCAAATGGAAAGCCAGCATTTGAAGATGAAAATAATCTATTGGATGTGGCATTAAAAGGCCTAATGGATAATGGTGTATTAGGAGTTCTGCCTGAAGCAATAGAAGGATTAAATCTTGCCTTAAACAACCAATTGCTACCAAAACTCCAAGGAGAAAGGTATAAAAATAGAGGACAGGGCGCTGACATTGTTTTGGGTGGCGCGACCTTAGGTTACGTTAACGATGCAAGGCGATTAATTTCTATGGCAATTTCAGGGCAAATCAATCAAAATGATTTAAAGCGTGGCGCAAGATTAATCCCATTTTCAGGCTCACTTTATACAAGAAGAGTTTTAAATAAATGGATTGAATCTTTAAATTTACCAGAAACCAGGGCTGAGGCCGCAAGAATACAAGGTGCTTAAATGTCTACTCAAGTACAAATAAATGATGTACCACCAAAAACCCAGATAACCGCTACGGCTGGACAGACAGTTTTTACAACTAACTGGACCGCTAACGCTGCATCTGATGTTATTGTCTATGCTAGAAGCTCAGCACAAGAACCTGATGATTTAACACAGTTAGTTAGTAGCACAAACTACACAGTGGCCTTTATTGGTGGCTCAGAGATTGTAGAAATAACTTTCTTAGTTGGTCGAGCTGCTGGAGATGTGGTTACAATCACACGTGATACGCCTGCTGACCGTTTAAACCTGTACACCAATACAAACTTTACACCTAGTATGCTTAACCAAGATGTTGGTATATTAACTTTAGTTGACCAACAAGCGCAGTTATACAACACTCAAGTAGCGCCTCATTATAATGTATCTTCAACGCCAGATTTAGGTGACCCAATGACCGGTGAAGGCGGCGATATTTACTTACCTATTTTGGGTGCAAATGAAGCTTGGAAAAAAAATTCAAGTAATACCGCTATTGAGGCGATTACCTTTCCAACTGGCGGAGGACTTGCTCCTAGCGATGCAACTTACATATTACAAACACCTTGGTCTCCAAGTGGTGAACTTCCTAATCAGCAAGCGTTAAGTCCATTAGCAACTGGATTTATGACATCCGTTACAGCTACAGGAATTGTAAGTACTAGAACATTGTTAGGCACTGCTAATCAAATTAATGTCACAAACGGTACAGGTACAGGCAATCCGGTTTTTAGTTTATCCAGTTCGCTTGTATTGCCCGGAACAATGACATTCGGTGGTAACGTAGATGCAGATGGTTACAATATCTCCAACATTGGCCAAGCAAACATTGGAAACATTCAAATATCTGGCAACAGTATTATTTCTACTGACACCAATGGTAATATCAACCTAACTCCAGATGGCACAGGTGATTTAGTTTTAGATGGCTTGAATTGGCCACAAGCAGATGGCACTTTAAATCAAGCACTAACTACAGATGGCGCTGGTCAATTAGGCTGGACTTCATTTGGCGCGCCTTTTACCCCCGCAGCTTTGACTTCTGTCAGTGATAGCAACGTAACCATAACACTTGGTGGCACACCAGCTACAGCTCTTTTGCAGGCATCTTCAATTACCATGGGTTGGTCTGGTTTATTGCCAATTTCCAGGGGTGGTACTAATACAAGTATATTAGGAACAGCTGGGCAATTAGCGCAGTCTGACGGCACAAAATACGCTTGGACTACTGCAACTTATCCTGCAACTGCTACAGCAACAGGCACTATATTAAGAGCTGATGGTACTAACTGGGTGGCAACAACTGCAACATATCCTGCAACAACTACCATTAATCAGATTCTTTACAGCTCTGCCAATAATGTTATTGGTGAAATTACAACAGCGAATAGTGCCGCTCTTGTTACAAGCTCTACAGGCGTTCCAGGTTTTACATCAAGCATGACTAATGGCCAGCTTGTTATTGGCTCAACTGGCGCAACTCCTGTTGTAGGCAGCATTACGGGTGCGGGTTCAATTACAGTAACTCCAGGTGCTGGTACAATCCAAATATCAAGCTCGGCTGGTGGCGTAGTTAACCCAGGCACAGCAAATGAATTAGCTTATTATGCGACAACTGGTTCAGCTGTTTCTGGATTAGCAACTGCAAATAACGGCGTATTGATTACTAGTGCTGGTGGTGTTCCAAGCATCAGCTCTACATTACCCACAGCAGTTCAAGGTAATATTACAAGTGTTGGCACAATTGGCTCAGGTACATGGAATGGCGGCATTATAGGTTCTGCTTATGGCGGCACAGGCGTCAACAATGGCACAAGCACAATTACCTTAGGCGGAAGCTTAACGACATCTGGAGCTTTTGCTTCAACATTCACTATGACAGGGATTACGGCAGTAACTTTCCCAACAAGTGGCACTTTAGCAACAACTTCTCAGTTGCCAACACCTTCAGCTATGACTAAAGTTGACGACACCAACGTCACTTTGACTTTGGGTGGAACCCCAGCTACATCATTGTTACAAGCTGTATCATTAACTTTGGGATGGTCTGGGCAGTTAGGCGTAACTAGAGGCGGTACAGGCGCAAGCAGTGTTGGAGCTAACGGGACATTAGCACAAAGCAATGGCTCGATTTATACATTCACAACGGCAACATACCCATCAACAACGACTGCAAATCAATTACTTTATAGCTCTGCAACAAATACAGTTGGTGGTCTAGCAACTGCTAATAGTGCAACTTTGGTGACTAATGCGTCTGGTGTTCCTGCTTGGACTGGGTCAATGACCAACGGACAATTATTAATTGGCTCAACAGGCGCAACACCAATTCCTGCGACATTAACAGCAGGACCCGGTGTCAGTATCAGCAATGGAGCTGGCTCAATAACAATTAGTGGGACTGGTTCTGGTATAGGATGGACAGAGGTAACAAGCACAAGCCAAACTATGGCTGCTGATAATGGCTATGTTAGCAACAATGCAGGTTTAGTAACCCTAACATTACCAACTGTTGCTGCTTTTGGTACCGCAATTACCGTTTTAGGTAAAGGCGCAGGTGGTTGGAAAATTGCTCAAGGAGCGGGCCAGCAAATTCATTTTGGGTCTGTAAGTTCAACAGCAGGAGCAACTGGATATTTGTCGAGTACAAATCAATATGACAGCATCCAATTAATATGTATAACCGCTAATAATGAATGGGCATGCATAGGGTCTCAAGGCAATATAACAATTGCGTGATAACCGCAAGGGAAAATACCTTGGAACAAAGGATTAAAAATGAAAAAAGGCGATAATCATGACGACGCAAAATAGTATTAATACAAGTCTAGCAGGCCAAACTGGCACAGGGAAGTTTGTTGGTGATACCGCTCCGACTATGACTAATGTAACAATTAATGATATTAACATTAACACGGACACAATTAGCACTGTTACAACTAACGGCAATTTATATTTAGAGCCAAATGGAACAGGTCATGTTGATGTTGGAGACCCAGGTCTCGAAGTGGGCAATATCCTAATTGATGGCATTGCATTTAATTCCAGATTCAGAGTCAACGATATTGGCAATACTGCGCCTGCAATGGTGACAATTCACAAACATTCAACTACGCAAGAACCATTACAAATCGCAGCTAGAAGTAATTCTAATACTTCGGCTCATGCAACTGTTACTGCAAACATGCCTCTTTACAGCATGTACGCCACAGGTTGGTTAAACAGTTACTACGGTATTTTTGGTCAAATTCGTTTTAGTGCTGATAGTACTGGAACTTTGGCTGATGGCTCAGCTCCAGGTAAACTAGAATTATTGGTTACGCCTAATGGAGCAGTGATTCCTGTTACAGCTTTAAGCATTAGTAATGCTGGTGTTACAACCCTTGCAAATGCATTGCCTGTTGGTTCGGGAGGTTCAGGTAGAACTACAGCAACAGCCTATTCAGTGATTTGTGGCGGGACTACATCAACTGGCGCACAACAATCAGTGGCTAGTGTTGGAACCGCAGGCCAAGTTTTAACAAGTAACGGTGCTGGCGCACTACCAACTTTCCAAACTCCTGCTGCCTCGGCTCCTACTATAACAATATACACAAGTGGCTCAGGTACTTATACTGTTCCTGCTAACGTTAAATCTTTGAACATTTTGATGTGTGGCGGAGGCGGTGGCGGTGGTGGTGTTCGTGTAGGAGCAGGCGCTGGAGGAAATGGAGGCACAACAAGTTTTGGCTCTTGGACGGCTATAGGCGGGACTGGTGCAATAGCTACAAATGGCCCAAATAATCCCTCAGGCCCAGGAGCTGGCGGCAGTGGTGGAGCATCTGGGACTGGCACGCAAGTATTTCGTGTTGCAGGTGCAAGTGGAGGTTCAGGCATAGGTATTACTTCTATAGGCATGACATCACAAGGCCCTGGAGGCGGTTCGATTTTATCAGGTGGAAATGCTTGGTTTCAGGGAACCGCTGACGTTAACGGTCTTCCTGGAATGGATCAAGGCGGTGGTGGTGCTGGTGCTGCTGGATCTGATAATTCTGCGGCGGGGGGCGGTGGAGGAGGCGAGCAAGTTCAATTTATAATTTCCTCTCCTGCTGCAACTTATTCTTACGCAGTAGGGGCTGGTGGGACAGCTGGGGCAGGGTCTGCAACTGGTGGGGCAGGTGGCTCTGGCGTAATTATTATCACAGAATATTATTTTTAAGGGTAAATATGAAAAAGTCCAAAACCAACTGGATTAAAGGGGCTATCAAACGCCCCGGAGCGCTTAGTAAAAAACTAGGTGTGCCGGTAGAAAAAAATATACCAATGACAAAATTAAAAAAAGCTGCTAAATCTAGTAATAAAACCACTGCACGTCAAGCAAGATTGGCTATGACTTTGAAAAAAATTTCAGCAAAACGTAAAGGAAAATAACATGAAAATGGTGAAGCGTGAAATGAAAAAAGGGATGTTGGTTAAAGGTAAAGCCGCTGCAACTAAAAAAGGCATGAAACAGAATGTCAAAGTAATGGAGAAAGCTGGCTATTCTAAGAAGCGTGCTATTGGTACAGCTTATGGCGAAGTTGGTATGGAGAAAAAAGCTAGACGTGATGAATCAAAAGGCATGAAAAAAGCTATGAAAAAGAGAGGAAAATAATGCCACTCAAAAAAGGCTCAAGCCAAAAAACAATTAGCAGCAATATTCGCAAGATGATGAAAGAGGGATACCCTCAGAAGCAAGCGATTGCAGCTAGTTTGTCATCAGCAGGAAAATCAAATGCCAAGAAAAAACGTAAGCCTAAGAAAAAGTGATAAGAACCCAAAAGGCGGTTTGTCTGCTAGTGGTCGTAAGCGGATAAACCGTTTAACTGGATCTAATTTACAAGCACCAGTATCACGTGAGCAAGCAAAAAAATCTCCTAAAGCTGCTGCACGCAGAAAAAGTTTTTGTGCTAGAATGTCTGGAGTCAAAGGACCGATGACAGATGCCAAAGGTCGACCAACAAGAAAAGCTCTAGCATTGAAAAAATGGGATTGCTAAATGAAAAAAGCGATATGGGACAAGCCAAGACCAAAAGGTTTAGGCAGGCCAAAGAAGCTAACGCCTAAGCAAAAGACCAAAGCGAAAGCCATGGCTAAGAAAGCGGGCAGGCGATGGCCAAATTTAATTGATAATATTAGAGTAGCCAGAAAAAAATAATCATCCCCATTTGGGGATTTTTTTTACCTGTATGAAAATTTCAAGGAGAAATATTTCATGATTTGTCACGCCTTAAATAAATTAATATCAAAAAATAAAGCATATTGTTTAATGGGGCTACTATTTATACACGCTTGCTGGGTGACAATGGCTACAGATATAAAAATAATAGGCAAAGGATATAGACGTAACTTGTTTTCTTTGCAAAGATAGAAGAGTGTTACCGGAGAACTAGAATGAAAATGAAGAAGAAAGGCAAAGGTGGCCGTGGCAAAGGCTGCAAGTAAATACACTCTAGTATTTACCAACCGATTAGGCGTTGCTTTTTCGGCTAAAATGCCTACCCCTGGTTTTTCAGCTCCTTGTTTTACTGGGGGTATTTTTTGAAACGTTCCTTTATTCTTGCTGGACTTATCATTTGCGCTAGTTTTCTTAGTACATGTTCTCCAAACGAAAACGTCAACTTTGTAGGAGTTGTAAGGGTTACACCTATAAACGATGGCGTTTTTCAATTAAACCAAAATTTAATAGCTGATATTGACGATAAGTCTGTTATTATTCCAAAGGGCTTCATTACGGATTTTGCATCAATACCAAAGTTGTTTTGGTCTGTTGAATCACCTTTTGATATGAAAACAATAGCGCCTTCAATATTGCACGATTATCTTTATACCTGCCCAAACAATTTAAGCAGACAGAAAATTGATAGCATATTTTACTCATCTCTAATTGACAATTTAGTGAATCCTGTTAAATCTTACCTGTATTGGCTGGCAGTTCGTATTGCCGGGAGTAGTCATTTTAACAAGGATAATCATTGTGCAATTGCGAGCAAAGAGTACAACCAAAAAGTTTCACCTTAAGCCAGAAGACAAAACGCAGATGGCAATACTGGATTATTGCAGGTTACGTTATCCAGAACTAGCTGAGTGTGTAATAAAAATACATAATGAGGGGCAACGGTCACGCTCAACAAATAAGATTTTACCAAGACTTGGATTGCGTCCAGGTGCCAGTGACTTATTTTTTGCGTACCCAACATCTAAGTATCCCGGCTTATTTATCGAGGTGAAAAAAGATGGTTGGAAACCAACCGCAGCACAGAAAGAACATTTAGCTAGACAACAAGCTTTTATCAACCAAATGAAATCAAAAGGTTATATGGCTGAGTGGGCAATTGGTACTGATTTGGGGATTGCAATCATCGATGCCTACATGAGGACTGTTTAATGTATATTAGGCTGCCCTCAATCGTCCCATTTCCCCACCAAGAAAGAATGTTTAAAGCTGTAAACGAAGGCAAGCATATTTTAGCGGTTATCCATCGCAGGGCAGGAAAAGATATTGCTTGTCTTCAAATGTGGATTCTAAGAGCTTTACAGAGGGTTGGAACGCATGTTTATTTATTTCCTCTACTGCAACAGGCCAGAAGCGTTATTTGGTCTGGTATGGATTTTGATGGAAAGCCTTTTTTAAGCAACATTCCCGAGTGCCTGATTGAATACAAGAATGACGCTAGAATGGAAATCAGATTAATCAATGGCAGTCGTTTAGTGTTAGCCGGTAGTAATAACCTTACTGGCTTAATTGGAACCAACCCAGTTACAATTATCTATTCTGAGTTTGCACTACACAACCCTAATGCGCGGCAATATCTTAATCCAATTATTGTACAGAACAAAGGTATTGAGATTATACAGAGCACGCCACGAGGCAAGAATCATTTATGGGAATTGTTCGAGACCGTGAAGGACAATCCAAAATACCATATTGAGCATCTTGGTATAGATAAGACTACTAAAGCTGACGGCAGTCCTATCATTACCTTGGAAGACATTGAGGACATTAAAAAGCGCGGCATGTCTGATGAGATGATTGCGCAAGAGTTCTACTGTGATTTCACAACTGGTAACCAAGGTGCTTATTTTACACGTGAAATGCATGACATGGATATTGAAGGTCGTTTATTACCATTGCGAGCCAATCCAAACTTACCATTACACAGCGTATGGGACTTAGGGGGAACAGATGCGACCGCAGGATGGTTATTCCAGGTTGAAGGTAATTACATCAATTTACTTGCTCTCTTACACGATACTGGCTACGGCCTTAAGCATTTTCTTGACTGGGCAAACAAGCTTAAAGAGCAATGGGGGTGTCAATGGGGAAATCACTTTGGGCCACATGACATTAGCCAAAAACACCAAGGTTGGGAACAGGCAGAGTCTAGACTTATGCAAGCAAGACGCGCAGGATGGAACTTTCAAATCACCCCAAAGCTTAGCCTAGAAGATGGAATTGAGGCACTAAGGTATATGCTGCCTAAGGTTAGGATAAACACAACAGAATGCAATCTAGGTATTAGAGCATTACGTGAGTACCAGAGAGAGTATGACGAGGCTAACGCCTGCTTTGCAACAAAGCCATTGCATAACTGGGCATCGCACATAGTAGATAGCTTGCGGTACCTCTCCATCAATTATCGTCGCCTGTATGATATCCCACAGGGGCAGATGAAGTATAGTGTGGAGTGGTAGGGATGGGTAGAAGCTAGGGGGTATTTTGCCGATGATGGGAAAATGGTAGGGGGA